TTAGAACAACCCCCCCATTACCTCTGGCAGCCAATTCATGATCACTAGCTCTGAGCTGGCCGCCTGCCCCCCTTGGCGTTGGTTTGCCACGCTGTACTTGAGACTGGTCTGCTCGATCTGGAAGCCAGCGAACGCCTCGCGGATGTCGGGGTGATCGTTGATGCTGACCATCACCTTGCCTTTGCAACGTCGCATGAAGTCGGCCATTCGCTGGTAGTTCTCGAATGGGAAGTCGACGCCGTAGCCTTCGGTCTGCCAGTACGGTGGGTCCATGTAGAAGAAGGTGTGCGGGCGATCGTAGCGCTCGGCGCAGTTGAGCCAGGTGAGGTTCTCGACATAGGTGCCGGCCAGGCGCAGGTAGGCGGCTGACAGGTTCTCTTCGATGCGACACAGGTTGATGGCCGGACCGGTGGTGGCTGTGCCGAAGCTCTGGCCGTCTACTCGACCACCGAAGGCGTGCTGCTGTAGGTAGAAGAAGCGCGCGGCGCGCTGGATGTCGGTGAGGGTTTCCGGCCGAGTGTCCTGTAACCACTTGAAGACCTGCCGGCTGCTGAGCGCCCACTTGAACTGGCGGACAAACTCTTCGAGGTGGTTCTGCACGACCCGATAGAGGTTGATCAACTCACCGTTGACGTCGTTGAGCACTTCCGTCTTTGCGGGCACGGGGCGGAGAAAGTACAGGGCCGCGCCGCCAGCGAACACTTCGACGTAGCATTCGTGGGGCGGGAACAGGGCGAGCAGGCGGTCGGCTAGTCGCCGCTTGCCGCCTAGCCAAGGAATGATTGGTGAGGATTGCATAAACGCTCCGTTTGGTGGTGCGTTTATGCTGGCTATATATACAGCCTTTGGCGATATTGAATCGCTTCAGTGGGGGCTGCTGGCTACGCCTTGTAGACCTCAGCGTAATGGGCCATTACCTCTTCCCTTGAATAAGGGAATCTACGCCGGGTTGACTCGTCTGCTTTGTAGAGGCTCAGGAAGAGTTCGGCCTTGCGGCAGGTCGCCATGGCCATGTCGAGCGTTGGTCTGGCATGGCTTTGGCGAGGTCGCGTAGGCAGGCGTCCTGAGCTGTTCCCTTGGCCTTTGTGCACTCGCCTATGTCTTGGTAATACGAAAGCATTCCGCAAGTGGCTAGCGCGACTACTGGAACGCCAACGAGCAGGGATAATTTAGCTACGGTGTTGATCATCGCTATGCTCCGGCTGGCAAAACGTCATCATGCTAGATGACGCTTATCAGCTCCAGCGGATCGCTTGCACTTCGGCATGGGTTGGCGAGCATCCATAGGTGCTGCGGCACGATGCGCGCCTGCAGGTGTGGGCGGAACAGTGGAAAGCCGGCTTCGCTGAATGCCCAGGCAACCAGTTCGCTGCAGAACCAGCAGTCATCTTCCTGCCACTCCCTTCCACGTAAGGCTACGCCGGCGACGCCTAGCCAGTCGTAGGGCTTGCCAAGTTGGCTTAGCGCGGCATCGAGCACGGCGTTGCTGTCCGGCACCGTGAAGTCAACCAGGACGGCGCGGCTGGCCAGCGTCAGGCGCTCGGCCATCGGCACTACGACGACGCCTGCCGGCGCTACAGCACCGATCAGCATGGGTACAGCGCCGCGATCATCGACTAGATCTACATGCGACCAGGCAGACCAGGTGCCAAGTCGGATGGCCTGGCTCCCGATGTGGTGACGCCGGGTGAATAGAACGCGGACCGTCGCCATGGGTTACGCTGCCCCAGCGGGAATTGGTGATGGCGGCCATTCGATGACGGGCATAGCCGCAATCAAGTCGGCTTCGGTCGGTACTGCTCGGCTGCCGGCCTTTACCTCGGCCATCAACTGATAGGCCGCCATATTGCAGGCATCCATCCAGCCTGCAAATACTTGGCCTTCTTCCTGAAACGGACCAGGGAAGCCCGCCCGCAGTGAGCAAGTGAAGCGGCTGTCGTAGCGGCGTTGTCGCGCGACCGTATCCAGATGCTGGTTGAGCACGGCCGTCAAAGCGTCTTCGAGCTGATCGGCCGTCTTTGTAGGGGATATAAGAAGCGGTCGACCCGCTTCGTTGATGGCGATGACCTGGCCGGCAGATAGCCCTGCTAGCAGGGCTTCATACTCGGATTTAGTTACCTCGACTGCATCAGCCGGGACGCTTTCACCATGAGTCTGACGGCTAAAGAACCCAGCTTTTTCTACTGAATAAAACATGGTCTTCCTCTTAATGCCCGATTGAGATCCAAAATATGCTGCCGCTGGCATAGCTTGATCCAGACGCCGTGTTGAAAGTGCGAACGCTGAAAGAACCTAAGTAGGGATTGAATACCTGAGTGCCGATGCCGCCAGAGCTGGATTGCACACTAGTGACCGTCGCGAAATGGGTGTTCGGGTAAGCAAGAGGTCGAGTTACAGACAGGATGCCGTCACCGCCTGTCGTGCCTTGCCCCCATTGAAATATCAGACCGCCTAGCCAGCTCGGCAGGGCGATGTAGCCATTCACACCTAAACTGATGGAGAACCCAGCGCGCAATTTCTTCGGCGTGACGGCGACATAATCCAAAGTGCCCGCATTTACCTCGTTTTGCGTGCCGAGGCGCATAGCGCCCTGGACCGCTTCGGTCGCGGTAATGGCTGCGGAGCGAATGGCCGCAAAAACGCGGCGCGGAGTCATTCTTTTCGTGCCATCCGTGCCGGCCTGCGCTTCCTCTAGCGTGGCCTCAGGCGATGCCTCCCTGCTTGCAATGGCCACGACCGCCTGGCGCAACTGGGCCGGATTGGCTTCGTCTGGGGCAATGCCGGCTTCCGCTAGGACTCCCAGCAGTTCATCAGTGACATCGTTCGCCCACTTCGCCGGGTCGCGTGATGCCGGAACGCCCAGTAGCGGGTTGCCGTCGGTGAACTTGCCGTTTTGCAAGGCCACGCCGGGTTCTGATTTCGGGTAATCCATTAGATTTCTCCGTAGTTGAAAAACAGGATGGAGCCGCCCGGCTTGCGCTTCTGCATGACGCATTCGAGCTGGTTGTTGCCCCATGCCCGGTAGGGTTCGCCCATCGCTGAACGGCCATGGCGGCGCTCGATCATCAGCGTCTCGGGCAGGTTGAGTTGCCAGACGTCTTCCCACCCCTCATCGCCGTAAGCTTCGCCCATATGGGCACGGCCATGGCGGCGGGCTTGGTATTCGGTGATGGTGGCGGTGGGGTAGCCCATGGCTTCGGCCAGCGCAAGGAAGTAAGGGCGGCTTTGACCACCTAGACCAATGATCTTGGTGACGACGGCATTGACACGCTCCTGGACGGTGAGCGAGCCCTGAATGCTGCAGTCGTCAGGAAGGTCGAGAGCCGCTTCCCAGCGGGTGAGCGTCTCGAATGCCTCGGCCGGATCGGCCTCGCGGTACAGGTCGTCAGCCCGCCGATGAGCTCGAGCTAACGGTTCACCGAGGGCGCGCAACAATGCCTGCAGCGTGCTCTCTGGGTCTTGCGACCAGGCGGCGCCGGGCGGCAGCAGCTGGCTCAGCAGCCGGCCGTAATCCTCGCCGGTCAGGCCCATGTGATGCCCCCGAAGGTCGACATCTGGCCCGTGGTGAGATGCACGTCGGCCGAGGGAGACAGCACGCTGTTGTCACGCTCACCGTTCGCCACGCTGACCGCCTCGCGAATGTGGCTCAGCAGCAGAGAGCCGCCTGGGGCAGCCTCGCGGCGGTGCAGGTCGCGCAGCTCGGCTTCGATGGCGGCCTGGACTTGCACGGTGTTTGGCACCGCGCGGATCTGGTACTGCAGCGGCTCGGCCACTGGAGGAAGAACATAGACTGAGCGGCGACCGGCAGGACGGCGCTCGGCAATGTAGGCCGCGCACGCCGCGATCACCTCGGCGCTGGGAATCGGATCGTCCTGGTTGTCACAGACGATACGGACCACGATGCTGCCGCTGCCCTGCTCATGCTCGGTTGCCCAGGCACGGGTGATCGCAGGGTGGGATTCAAGCGCCCAGGTTTCGTAGTCAGTCAGACTGCCGCCTTGGGGCGGTTCGGCCATGCGTCGGTGCACACGCGTACGGAGGCCGTCCAGGGTTTCAAGATCGGTACCGCCAGTCAGGCCAGCTGCCGCGACGGTGGCGGCGGCCTGGATGCCGGTGACGGGGCTGAGAAAGGTCAGGCGGGTGCCGGCCGGGAGGTTGCCCTGTGCGCCAAGCGTCTGTGCGTCGACAGTGACCAAGGCATTCGCAGCGGTCAGCGTGACCGTTTCACGAACGATATAAACCAGCGCCTGGTTGTACTGCAGCGCAGTTCCCGCCAGCAAGGTAGAGCCGATAGCGCCTGAGACTTGCACCTGACCGGCGGCGCCGATCGGGTCGCGATACCAGAGCTTGTAGCGACGTGCCCAGCGCTCGACGCCCTCGGCATCGGCCAGTTCGTCCGGCAGCATATTGCGCCAGCGGTGCTCAATGTGAGCGTGCAGGCCCTGCACGGCGCCGGCCTCGGCGAACGCGAGGACGCCAAGCGTGCTGCGGCGGGTACGCGCTTCGGTACCGGGCAGGTGGGCCTCGATGTCGCTGCCGATCTGCTGCCGGGTTTGCTCAAGCGTGGGCACAGGGAACGGCATTACAGGTTCTCCCACAGGGTGTCGTATTGGTGATTTTCGGTGCGCCCGTCGCGCCGCAGGATGGCGACGTCCAGGCGCAGCCAGCCGCGTTTAGGGACTGAAGCCGTGATCTCGGTGCGTGCGGCGATACCGTCTTCGAGCGTCCAGCTGACGCTCTCCTTGCCGTAGTCGCGGGCGCGGCGCAGGGTTTCGGCGATTTCCTTTTCGCGGCTGAGCAGCCACAGGCGAGAGCCAATCTGGTCGCCCGCCACGCTCGGCCAGGCATCACCCGGCCAGCCACGCCGGTCGCGGGTATCGCCCGGCAGCGCATCGTCTGCACGGGCGCGACGATCGGAGAACAGGCTGATGACGACGGGCGTCTGCAGGCTGCTATCCAGCACCAGGTCGCCGTTCTCGATGGCGATGTCGGCCTCGCGACCGTTCCACTTCAGGGCAATGTCGGTCATTGGGCTGCGTCCGAAGTATCAGAGCCGCGCTGCACACCGGCGTGCGTGTGTTCAATCTGGCTGATGCCGGCCGCGATCTGGTCGCCTTGGGATTCGATGCGGCCGGTCTGGGTGATCATCGGCGTGTCGATATTCACGGCGTCGGTGGCCTTGATATTCAACGTGCCGGTCTGGATGTCGATGATGCGGCCGCGCTTGAAGTGGATCCGGTCGCCCTCGTCGGTGTAGATGGCGACCTCACCGTCCTCGAGGTCAGCGATGCGATAGCGACGGTCGGCGCAGGCGATCACCACGCTGTGTGCGCGGTGGCCACCGACAGCGACCACCAGCGCTTCGGCGCCGTTGTGCGGCTTGTAGGTGAAGCCATAGGGCTGCCAGTGCTCGGCGCCGTCCAGCTGCTCGTCGGCCAGCAGGCTCAGCTGCAGGCTCTGCATGCGGGAGGCGTCATTGACCAGGGTGACGACGGCGCGGCTGACGATATGCGCCAGGCCACGGCGGAGCGGATTAAGCATTCGGTCCAAGCCACGCATCGGTCACCTCCGGTTCTGGTTGTTTCAGTAGGTCGAATGCCTCGCGTGGCATGAGGGTCAGCTCGGTGCGCTCGCCCTGGTCGTCGAGGTTGTAGGCGATATCGGTGATCAGCCGCTCGGCGCCTTGCAGGTACTGGTAGGCGTCGTGCACGGTGGTCAGGCTGTTGTGTCGCCAGATCTGGCCGTTGGACTGCCGGCAACTGGTCAGGCTGTAGGTGAGAGATTGGGAACGCCCCCAGCGCACGTTCCGCTCCCAGGTGACTTGTTGGCGTGCGCCTGCTGCGTCGAGAGGACCTTCGGCAATGAGGGTGAGAGGGCGATGACGCTTCATGCGCGAGTCCGTAGCGCGCGCCACCACTCCGCTGGCCTGCTCGCCGGACAGCCAGTCGTCGCCCTGGGCCTGGCCCTTGAGGGTGTACTGGCTGAACACGTCGACCAGGTCGCGGTTGCCTGAGCCTTGCTGGATGTTCTTGCCCAGCACCAGGGCGTCATGTGCACGGGTCTGACCGGCGCGGCTGATGATCAGGTTGCCGCGACCATCGGTGATGAGCAGCACGCCACGGATCCGCGCGGCCTGGTCGAGCATCTCAAACACCGTCTCGCCGTCGTTGGGCTTGAGACTTTTGAAGGGTGCGTTGGCGCCTACCTGGTCGATGACGTTTATGCCAAAGGGCGCGCAAAGCTCGCGGGCGACGTCGGCCAGGCCGCGACCGATCCATTGCGTGGAGGGTGCTGAGCAGTCCACCAGGTCGCACGTCTTGTCACGGCCGCTGACGCTGACGCTGTGCTCCTGGGCGTTGTAGGTCGGACTGACGCGATCGATGTAACCGGTGATGAGCAACTCGCCGTCGTAGTGGAGGCTGCAGGGTGCGCCCTCTGGGATCTCGCGGCGTTGGGCTTGGCCTGCCCAGCGTTCGGTCAACTGCAGGTCGAACCGGCCAGCGAGCTGCTGCATGCCCAGGGCGATGCGGTAACTTTTCCAGCCGCCCCATTCCTGGCTGCCGACGGTGAGCAGGACTTCAGGCATCCTTCAGCACCTCCAACGACTGGCCGCCCTGGACGAAGCCAGGATGTGCAATGCGGTTGCGCGCCACGATCTCATCGGCGCGGCGGGCGTCGCCGTAGAGCTGGTGGGCGATGAGCAGTGCCGGCATGGTGGCCTTGGGCTGGTAGCGGGCCAAGGGCAGCAGCGCGGCAGAGCTGCGATTCATATCGCTGACCACTGCGGCGGTCAGCTTGGCCAGCGCGGCATAGCGCTCAGGGCTGGCTTCGAGCTGCTGACGGTCGAGCTCTGCGACAACTTGGTCGCGCACGCCTACTGCCTGGTCGCGGTTCTCATAGGTCAGGCCGGGCAGGACTTGGCCTTGCGAGTCAACGGGTCGGCTGGTTGCAAGGCGCGCCGCTTCCGCGACGGCGACTCGCTCGATCAAGCGAATAACGGCAGCCTGGTTGGCGGCCTGCTGGGCACGCGCCGGCGTGACGTAGCCGCTGGTACGTACAGGCTTGGCCTTGCTGCCGAAGTTGAACAGCGAAGACAACGCCTTGAACGCACCGAAGGGACTGGCGCCGCTGGTAATGCCTCGCACCATTCCCATCAGGCTGAACGCAAGGTTGCCGGGGGACAGGATCAGCTGCTGGAAGCTGCCGGTCACCTTGTTGAACAGGGTGTTGAATGAGCTGGCACCGTTGAGCAGGCCGCCGGCACTCATCACCCAGCTTGTGGCGTCCTGCATCGCGCCGACCACTTCCCCGGCTACGCCCTCTGCATAGTCGTAGGCCTCGCCAACGGTTTCGGCTGCCGCGCCGAGCATGGTCAGGCCTTCTTCTGCAACAAATCCGGCCTTGTCGAGCACGCTCCATTCCGCCTCGAATTCTTCGACGGCCTCGGCTTGCACCTGATCGGCAGCGGCATTGACGGCGGCGCCGGGCAGCTCGCGGCCTTCTGGGCGTGGCGCCTCGCCGGCCTCGGCGAAGTTCTGGGTGATACGGGCCAGGCCGCCTTGTTCGGTGCTTTCCTCGACGCTGTAGTCGCCCAAGACAACGACGTCCAACTCGCCGTAGAAGGGGTGCATGAGCGTGCCGGGGCCCCAAGCTTCGAGCGCCTCAATCAACTGGTCACGCTGGGCCATGTAGTCCGGCCCGATGACGGTCATGGACAGGTTGAACTGGCGCGCCTTGCGGCCCATGTCCTGGGTGCTCGGCACGTCGCGCAGCGGGTACTCATCGAGCACAGTGCGGCGGCCGCCCGTGCGGGTGCTGCTCTTGAGGTGGAACGGCACGCCACGGAACGCACCGGGCCGGTAGTCATCGCGCCAGGCCATCAGCCGCCCGCTCCTGTGCGGCCGGTGAGCACGCGCATCTCCAGGTCATCCTGGGGCTTGAGCTGGGTGACCTTGGCCTTCTGGTCGCCCTCGATGCGGATGGTGAGTTCGGACGCGGCCTTGTTGGCAGCGATAGCATTCCGGGCGCTTTCGCTGAAGGGGGAGATGGCATAGGCAACGGCCTCGCCAATTTTGTCGCCCAGGGCCGTGCCATCGATCAGGTAATCGTTCAGCAGCGTGCCGACGCCGTAGCCGGCGGCACCGGCGCCTGCTACTGCGGCACCGGCGGTGGCCATGGCGCCTGCGCCCATGGCAGGAAGCGCCGTCAGCGATGTGCCCAACAATGTCTTCAGCCAGTTTGCGGTCTTGGGATTGATCAGGTCTGTGGCAGTATCGGCCAACTGCTCGGCTGTGCCGGGCTTGGTGCCGAGGCTGTCCGGCATGTTGACGACGAACACGGGCTGCACGCCGGCCGCTTCCTCCAAGGCCTTGCCGGTAGCCACGCCAGCGGCCGTACTGCCGAACTTGCCGGCCAGCCCCTTGATAGCCTTGCCGCCGTAGCGGGCTGCGGCAGCCGTACCCAGCGCCAGACCGGCTCCGCCCAGCAGAATATCGCCGCCGTCCAGGCCGAGGCCGCCATTGTCTTTGCTGTCGAGACCGAACTTGATCGCTTCGCTGACGGCGTCATTGATGGGCTTTGCGAAGCCGTCCGCAGCCTCGCGCAGCGCGCCTTTGAGTCTGCCGGTCTGGTCGACGGCGTTGCCGATGGCCTCGGGCAGGTCGCGGGAAATGGTGCCGCCAGCGGTGGTGATGTCGCCGAAGACGTCGCTCAGCTTGCCCAGCGAAGAGCCATCAAGCAGCGTCTTTAGGCCGCGCTGGGTGTCCAGATCGGTCTTGCCGAACGCGGCGTCGATGAACTTGAAGCGCTGGGCGTCGGTGCCCAGCTTGTCGTACTTGGCCTTGATCTCGCCGATCACTTCCAGGGCATCGCGGCGGGTGCCTTCGGCATCGAAGAACTTTACGCCGGTCGCCTTGGAAGCGGACTTCATGTAGTTGGCGTTGGTGAATACGCGCAGGGTGCTGTCTGTCAGTGTGGCGAGTCGTTCGGCGTTTGGCTCGACCAGGGACAGTGTCTCGACCAGCGCGAGGGTCTGGTCCAAGCTGAGGTTGGATGACTTCGCATTGCTGCCGATGCGGGCGAAGATGTCCGGCAGGTTCTCCAACTCGGCGTTACCGGCACGGCCGGCAACCACCATCTTGTCCAGGAGCAGCCGAGCCTCCTCAGTGTTGCTCAGGTCGATATCGAACTGCTTGCCGGCCACGCCCATCGCCTTGGCCAGGGCATCGGCGTTGGTTTTTGCAACCGCCAGGGTTTCGGCCATTGGCGCGACAGTGGCCGTGGCCTCGGCCATGCTCAGGCCGCCAGCGATCAGCGCATCGACACCGCCCTTGAGTTCATCCGTGGCCTGACCGGTGGCTTTCTGTGCGCCCAGCAACTCGCTTCGAAGGCGCTCAGCTTCGTCAGCCGTGGCGCCTGCCGTTAACTGCAGCTGCTTGAGATCCTTATCGAGCCGGGCCGATTGCATGCCAGCGGCGACGGCTGACACACCGATACCCAGCTGCGCCAACTTGCCCTCAACCGAACCCGCAAAGCGACCCAGCGCCGCCAGCTCGCCCTTGGCGGCGTTGCCGAACTTGCGCAAGCCACCTTCGCCTTTGCTCAGACCGCCCATAAGGCGGCTGACATCGGCACTGATGCGCATGGCCAGGTTGAGGTCAGTTGTGCTCATGTCTTCTTCGTCAGGTTGCCGAGGTAGTGGAAGAACTCACGCAGTGGCAGCGCCATGATCTGGTCGCGTGACCAGCCGTGGCGCAGGGCGATCAGCTGGACGGCGTCCCAGCGTTTTCTGAGCTGCTCGGCTCGGCGTTTCCCAGCTTGTCCAGTTCGAGCTGGGCGGTGCGCAGGGCTACGAAATCGCCGCGCTTGCGGATCATCGAAACCACGAACGGGCCCGCAAACTCGCGGCCGTTGGCATCAGTAACCTTGACCAGCTGACGCACGGCCAGCTGTGCCGCGTAGTGGATCTGGTTGCCGGCGCCGCCGGACTCGACCTCGGCCTCGATCATGTCGGCCAGCAGCGCCTCGCGCATGACGAAGCCGGTGTAGACAACGCCGGTAATGCTTAGGCCGTGGGGCAGCTTTCCGGTGGTAGTGATTTGTTGCATGGGTGCTCCTTACAGCTGCTCGGCCGGCTGGCCGCTGATGGTGAGGGCCACGTCGCGGCCTACGCTGATGGTGTTGGTGGTAAAGGCTTCGCGGATGACCCACGACTGCCCGGTGTCGCTCTCGAACACCACGTTCGCGTCGACCAAGTCGCGCAATTCCTGCACGGCCAGATCCTGGGTGAGCGGCACAGTGCAGCTGAGCTCGGGCGCGGTGGTTGCTTCGTAGTAGCCAACCGAACCGTCGTCGAGTGGCTCGGCGGTGCGCCCGGTGCCGCCCAGGTTGAGGGTGGCGCCTTCCTTGGTGCGCAGGCGCTTGCCGTTGTAGCTAATGGTGGCGCGGCCGTGATGCTTCATAGGGCCTCCTTACAGGCGGTACTGGACGGCGGCTGCGAAGATGTCGAACTGGTTGACCAGGTTCGGCGGCAGCACGGCGTTCATGCGGTTGGGGTTCTGGGTCGAGCGCTTGATCAGCAGATCCCGCTTGAACCCGGCGATGTCTTCGATCAAGCCGTCTTCGGTGGCGAGCTTGATGGCCTCCGCTATGAGCGTGGCGCGCACGGTCGTCGGCGTGGCGTAGGCCTGGCCCGGCACCGCAACGTCACCCAGCTTGTGGCGCGGGTAATCGCGGGCCACGGCGGCGTTGAAGCGGAAGCGCACCAGGTCGACGGTCCACTTGGTTTCCAGACGCAGCAGGCTGATGTCTGGCAGGCCGAAGCTGTTGCTCTGGTAGTTGGTGATGATGGTCTCGATCAGCACCTGGCCGCCCTGGTCGACGGTGAAGGTGCTGATACCGTCGTACAACGCCAGGTTGCGCTCCGGACGGGTGAAGCGGCTCTTCTCCGGTGGCGGCAGCACGCCGGGCAACGGCAGGCTGCGGAATGGCCGCGCAGGGTCATTGGCACCGGACGATTCGGCGACCGTCGCCCACACAGCCGCGACGACCCACGGCGGCGTGGGCATGTCGTACATGCCAAAGGTGCTGATGTGCGGCGAGTTGCGGCTATTGCCCCAGGTGGTCAGCTCGGCATGGTTGCCGACCTTGGCGTTGAAGAGGTGGCCGGTCAGCGGCTCCATGGGGCCGAAACGATCGGTCATTTCCTCTTCCAGGGCGACCAGGTTGGGGCCGTCCAGGTAGGGGCAGACGATGCTGTAGTACTGGGTGCCGGCGATGGCATCGATCACCGAGACGATGCTCGGGTTGGCCGCGCCGCCGGCCATGGCAGCGATGGCCACCGTGAGGCCGGCTGGGGTCTGCTCGCCGTAGTAGTTGGCGCGCACGTCCAGGTCGTTGCCGGTTTCGCCCTTCCAGCGGCAGGTGAGGGTCACCACGCCAGCGGCTGCCGACGCGGTGACGGGCAGATCGGCGTTGGCGTTGATGGTATCGGTCAGTCGCTTGGCCAGGGTAGCGATGGACTCGCCCGCAACCACGGCGATGCGAACCTGCGCGCCGCCGATATACAGCGCGAGGATGCTGGTCACTGTAGGCGTGCCAGTGAAGGTGATGGTGCCCGTGGCGGCCACGCCGGCGGCATCGTCATCGAGCGCGATCGCCCAGATGTCGACGTAGTCATCGGCTTTGCGCGCTGCTGCGGCCATGCCGTGGAGCATCGAGCCCTGCCCGAATGCCTTGGCGGCTTGGTCACCGGCCTGGCTGGCGAGGCGAGTGGCGGTCAGTGCCGGCACGTCACCATTGGTCAGGCGCTGGCCGATCAGCAGCAAGCGGCGGTCCATGACAGCACCACCACCTGCAGCTTTGCTGGGGTCGATCTCGATGTAGATGCCCGGTACGCGGATGTTGTCCGGGATATCGTTGAAGCTGACGTTCTCGGCCATGGGTTACTCCTTGGCTGCCGCAGGCTTGGCGGCGTTGGGCTGGGCGCCCTCGGTTGCTGGCGTGGCCGCTTGAGGCGGTTCACCCTCGGCTACCGATTTGTCCGCGATACGGCGGCGCCAGTAGCTGTCCAGCATCACGTGGTCGCCCTCGGGCTTGAGGTGGCCACCGAGCGGATGGCGGACCTTGAGGCCGTCTGCCGGTACCAGATAAATGGGTTTGCTCATGTCCCCTCCTGCGGGTTGATGTGCGATTGCAGATCCGGCGCCGGGGCGGCGTGGTCTTGGTTGACCCAGCGCTCACGGTCTTCAGCCGTGGCGAGGGGTGCTATGTCAAAGTCGGCGTGAAACTCCAGGAACTCGCCCAGGTTCGTCGCGTCCTTCTGCGGCGGGTCGGTGTCGGCCTGAATCTGCACCAGGGCGATCTGCAGGCCCTGGTCACGGAACTGGCTGTCATGCAGAAACTGGTAGCGAGTGACCTGCCAGCTGGCGTCCTTGCTCTGGCCGCCATGCAACTCGGCAATGGCCGCATCGAGCATCTCGTACAGGCCGATGGTCTTGCCGTCGCCACGGCGGGCGGCCTGATGGCCACGGGCGTTGCGCGCCACCAGCACCACGACGAACTGCGGCGTCGCGATCGCCTGGCTGAGCGTGCCGTCGGCGGCGACCACGTAAGCGGCCGGGGCGTCGAGGCCCCAGCGCTGGACCAGGTCGCGGTCAGGCGTGTCCGGCAGGCTGTCGACCACCTTGAGGCGGCGACCGAGCTCGCTGGTCTTGAGCAGCTCGATCAACTGGGTTTCCAGATCACCAAGCATCAGGCACCTCCGGGCGCGTTCTGGCGCACCAGGTTGCTGAGGTGGTCGCTGACCAGATCGAGAATGTCGTGGCGGTCGTCATCGGACAGGCCGAGATATGGCCGTGCCGGTATGTCGACTTGGCTTGCGGTGCGCCAGCCAATGCCTGGGATGGCAAAGCGGAGCCCGCCTGCGCCCTTGGCCTTGATGGTTCCACCGAACTGGTGGATGGCGGCGTAGATCCGGTTGACTCCCCAGACGGCTGACTTCTGGTTGACGTAGCTGCCAACGGAATCACCTAGGTGACCGTCCTTGGTCAGCGTTTTGCCGCCGTTGAGCTGGGCGCGCAGGCTCGGCTTCCAGCGCTGGCCGTCCGGGCCGGTCTGGCTGCGAAAGCGGGCACGGGTGCTGCTCTCGCCCAGGAAGGCGATGTCCTGCAGCAGCGGCGCCGGGTCACCGCCGAAGCGGCGGATCTCCTGGAACAGGCGCTGGACCTGCGGCAGGTTGCTGACGATGCGAATGCTGACGGCCATCAGATGAAGCCTCGGCTGTTGTCGCGGGCGAATACCAGACCACCGCTGACCATCTCCGCGCTGGCCGAGGGCTGCGCGACCGCGCCGGTGTCGGTCGGGCCGAGCTGCACCTTGCCGGTGGCCACGCTCTCCAGGAACTTGATGGAGTCCTTGTAGAGGGTGGCGATTTGCTCAGTGGCCGCATCGTCGTAGAGGAAGTAGCGGGCCAGTTGGCCGGCGATGCGTTCGAGCACCTCCGGCGAATTGGTGAGCGGGAGCTGGTAGCGCCCGCCCAGGTAGGTGTTGATGGTCTGTTCGGCGTCCTGCAGGGCGCGATCGACCCTGGCCAGCGCCTGCCCGGCGGCCGTCTGCTCTTCGGGGGAATAGGCAGACAGGTCATCACCGGCAGCGGCCTTGGTCAGCAACTCGCCATAAACCATCGGCGGGATGCTGGCGTCGGCGCGCTGGGCGATCTCTTCGGCGCTGTAGCGCTTCAGAAACTGGGAGGCGCTGGCGTACATCAGGCGTTACCTTCCGTGTTGTCCTGGTCACCCTGACTACCGCCGGTACCGCCCGCCGAATTTGCATTGGCTTTGGCATCGTCGGCAGTCGGAGCAGCAGGCTGCGTGGGTTCGGTTGCGGCCTGGGCCTTGGCCAACTCGGCGAGCTTGGCATCGGCCTCGGCGGTCGCTGGGAACTGCGCCTGGGTGACGCTGAGCATCGGCTCGGCCTCGATCGCGTCTAGCTGCGCCTGGGTAAGGTTCTCCAGCAGCAGGCCAGAGCCTTCACGGGTGAAGGTGAAACCGGCGCGGCGGAAGGTCGGCGGCAAGCTGCGGACGAAGATGCCGTCCAGCAGCTCGGCTTCGGCGCCCTGGTTGACTGCAGCCTTCTTCGCTGCAGCCTTGGCGGCTGGCTTCACTGCGGCCTTGACAGGTGTTTTAGCCATATCCAAGCCCTCCCTTAGGCGCCAGTGCCGGTGGAACCGAAGGCGAGCTGCCAGAAGCCGTAGCCAGCCGCAGCGCGTGCTTCGGCGCCGAACTTGTACTTCTTCAGGTTGAATACGTCCTCGGCTTCAGGGTTGGTCTGCGAGACGAACACCGGCTTCTTGCGTGGCTGGTAGACGAACGGCTTGACCGGCTTGCTGGTGTCGAGCAGGAACCACGCGGTGTCGGACTCGATGCGCCCATCGACCACCAGTTCTGCGGTGCCCTTGTAGGGGTTCGGGTTGCCGTCGGCCAGCTTGGCATCGGTCAGCAACGCACGGGCCGTGTCTTCCAGAGCCGGGCTGACAACCAGCACGGTGGGCGTGATGTTCAGGGAGCGACCTTCTTCGTCCTTGAACAGCTTCATGCCAGTGCGCGCTGTGCCGTAGCCGGCCTTGGCCGCTGCCAGGGTGGCGTTGGAAAGCGCTGCGGTGATCTTGTTGCTCACCGAGTTACCGCCCACTGGGTGGTCGGTGTCGAAGAAGTACTGGCCGTCATAGCAGAGCTTGACGAAGCCGCCGTTGACCGCCTCGTAAACCAGTTCATCAGGCAACTGAGCAGCCGAGTAGCCGGCCATCTGCGCCTGGGGCTGGTATATGCCGAGCTGGTCATCTTCGATGTGGTTGCGGTCGACTTCGACGGTGGCTTCGAAGTCTTCGTTGACCACCACGTACTTGTAGGCTTCCAGCGCTTTGGCGACCTTGGCGCCGATCCAGCGGCGCATCTTCGGGAAGTTGCTCAGCCAGGTGTAATCGTTCTGCCCGCTGTTGGACGGAACCTCCATGGCGATCTTCTGCCAGGTGCTGGGGGCCGCTTCGAAGGCTTTGTTGAAGGTGGTCTTCAACGCCAGGAACACGGCGGCGAGGGCTGCTTTATTGATGAGCATTTTGGAATAACTCCTTATTCGATCCAGACGCCGTCGGACTCGATGCCGACGATGCGCCCAGCGGCGGAACGGGTACCGGTGCCGTCGGTGGCGGCCAGTGTCTGGTCGTCGACGATGTAGGCGGTTTTGCCCAGGTGGGCCTGGGTGATGGAACCGTCGTTGCCCCACTTGAAGGCATTGAGGCGGCGGACCGGGACGGTGGCTGCTCCATCGGCGCCGCCGGTGTTGTCGACTGATTCTTCGGCGCGGCCCAGATACGTCAGGCCGACAGCAGTTCTGCCGGGGGCGGCATAGCCGCTGACGTTTGCTGCTACCAGTGCGCCTGCGAAGATGTTGGCGGTGGCCGCGACTGGAACGCCAATCACCTCGGCGTTCTTCAGCGCGGTGTTGCGGTCTCGGGTGAGCGCAGACATAAGGACTCCTTACGCTTTCAAGGTGGCGAGGTAGTCGGCCGGCTCGATGCCCATGGCCTTGCACACGGCCAGGGCTTCGGTATCGAGCTGATCGACGGTGGCGGGGGCTTCGGGCTGGTGGCGGTGGGTCTGCTGGCCCTTGAGCGCGGCGATTGCCGGGGTTTGTTCCAGGTAGGTCTTGAGCGCGGCGACGTCTTTCTTGCCGAGGTCGCTCGCCCACTTCTCCTGAGCTGGCAGCAGGCGGCCATCGGCTAGGCCGGCTTTCACCAACTCGCCAACTTCGCCTTCGACCTGGCTGGTCTTGAGCGCAGCGATGTCCTGTTTGAGCGACTCCACGACGCTGAGCGGAACGAACTTCGAAGGATCCGGCTGACCTTCAGTCTTGGCCGCAGCCAGGGCGGTTTGCAGTTCGCTCACCTTGCCGGCATCGGCCTTGAGCACCGACAGGGCGGTCTGGATGTCTTCTTCGCTGGCGTCTGTGGACAGACCCAGCAGTGCAATCAGCGCTTCTTTGTTCACACTTTGGTTCTCCTTTGCGGATGTGGCGGCCGGGTCGGCCAGTTCGAAACGAGCAGCCGCGAGCGCCGGCAGGGAGGCCATGCCGTCGAGTGCGGGATAGTTGGTAAGCGCGACGTGCAACAGGTTGAGGACTTCGCCGGTCTGCTTGTCGTAGCTGAAGACGGGGCTCAGGTAGCGATATTCCTTGGCCGCGATGAAGCCGGTGGCTTTCTCGGTCCACTGCACCTGGGTGGCGAACAGGCCGAGGCCGTCGCGCCACTCCAGAACGGTGCCCTGGAACCAGCCGGCAGCGGGCGCGGGCTGGCCATTGGTCTCGCTGTTTAGGGTCTGGTGTTCGTAGTCGATGACGAGATCGGTGGCGCGTGCGGCCACCAAGGCGATCAGCCGGGCTGCGATCTGTGCGTCGATGTACCAGTGACCGGCCGTCACATCCCGAGGCCGCCCGTCACGCGCCTTGAAAGCGCCGGCTGGGAACAGCTGGATGGCGGCACCTTCCGAGCGAATCTCGAAGGTGCAGGCGGCGATGGCGGATGTGGGGACGTTGGATGACTTCATGCCGCCAGTGTCGGCGGCATGAGCAGGGCGTTACAGGCTGAGGGGGTTCAGTAGGCCAGGATAGACTGTTCAGTCTTCAGGGGGCTCTACCGCGCCGGAAGGCTTGCCAGCATCTCGTTCACGTCGGGACTTGATCGCACTTTCCAAGTCACTGACATGCCTGCGAGTCAGCTGACCTGGAAGAGAAAACGATACAAGCATCGCCAGGCATGCCAAGAAGAGCAGCACGCCCTCGACGCCTGTCTGTACAGCCTTGGGCCAGCCTAGGTCCAGCGCCGCGAGAAACGACAGGGCGAGCACTAGCAAGTAGAGATAGAACAGAGCCGAGTGCTTCTGTAAGTCCTGTTTGACGTGCAGCAAATAAAACGTGTCTTGCCGCCAGTTCCGTCCTTTAAGCGCCCGCTCACTCCCTACGATGGCCATCACAGCAACCAGAAAACCTGCAAGGATTGAAAAGACGGTAACCAGCACGGACAGGGCGTTACTGTTGTCGTGGTATTTAGGCTGGAACTGCCACGCAAAGAAAACGGAAACGATGATGCACGTAACTAGGTACGCGACCTTTCGCCAGCTCGTTTTCCTTGGAGGTGCGTTCACTGCTTCCATTGCCCGTTTTTCTGCAATTCTTGCCGATAGGTCATGAGTTCTGCATAGACCTCGGTGTTGATCAAATCATTCGCCCCGTCTCGGCGGAGAAGGCGAATACTTTTGGTTGGGGTTACTTGGTTCATCTGGACCGGGGTGCCTTTTTGCGTAATGACGGTGACGTCTACACCTTCCTCGTCCTCTTCCAGTACGTCCCCACCAACATTCAGCATCGCCTCAAGCACAACCTCATCGGCTCGTGAGCCGCCTCTAGCGCTGATTACGGTATTCACCTGAAGCTCACCCCAATGTTCAGCAAGCTGCAGCAGCTCCTTCTCGCTAACATCTTCGGCGAACGCATTCTTCAATGTTCCCACAAAAGACTTCAGGCGGGCCTTCACTGACGACGGCGTCTGGATCGCGTCCAGGGCATCGGTCGCCTGGTACATGGTTGTGCCAAGCCGCAGCTCCTTGATTCCTTCGGCTGCCAGGATCGCTTTCGTATCCTGGTTGGTGACCTTCTTGAGTTCAAAGGCAGCGGTTTCGCTTTTCAGGCCGGCCTTCGAAAATAGCTCTCCAAGATAGACCCCAATCGTATTAACCCGGAATGGGCCATCAGTAACGACAAGCAGATCGTTGTCCTCGATCAGCACGAAGGCATCGCCGTGCTTGAAGGCCCGCTTCGCAGGGGCGCTGGCTGCCTGGTCATTATCAAAAGCCGCTGCGACCTTGATGCCGATAGTTGTCATCTGTTCGCCGGGTACGCCTGCCCCGATCGCCAGTCTCAACGATTCACCCGTCTTGGTTTCCCGATGTCTGATGCTTACGACTCCAAGCGTGGACATGGTTATGTCCGTCTCGTCCATCCGACCGAGTTTGTTCATCGCTTGCCGGACGAGTTGCTCGAAGTTCTTCTTGGGTGCGGCCCCGTTGCTGTAAGTAGCACGGACGTAGTGAATGGTTTTATTGGCAGGACGGCGCGACACAGCTGGCACTCCATTGCAGGGAAATGTTGTGCTGGCGATAGTACCCCCTCGCTAAGCTTATGCGTTAGAAGGCCGTTAGAAGCGCTAGCAGCGGTCGAGCTGCCTTAAAGACAACGCTCGGTAGCCGCTAGGCAATAAAATCGTGCCACGGCGCTGCGCTTGCTTAGCCTCTGCGTTCACCGAAACACCCGGACCAAGCTGCGAACGATCAGCGCCGATTCGCTCTGGTCGACGGTCAGCTGCAGCACCGATCCATCGGCCTGCGCAAGCATATAAAGAAGACTGTCATCCGCTTGCCGATTGGGCGTGGCGCCATCGAGCATGGCCTGCACCAGGGCGTAGTCGTCGACCATCACGGTCGACTGGTTGGCGAGCTGCTCGGCTAGGGCCGTTTCGGTGAGGGCGACGACCGCCGTCGTTGCGCCAATACGTCCCGCAGCCTCCTGGCTCAGCAGCCCAACGGGAAAGCCACCAGCCGGCTTGCGGTACCACTCGGCAAACGCCGGCCCGGCGACTAGGTCGGCGATGCTTGCGCGCGCGATCGCAGCCGGTGCCGCCGCGAGCTTGTCGACGAGGTGCTGGCCGAGGCTTGCTCGCCGGCCACCGGGTGCATAGTGGAACGCCGGGTGCACGCCCTTGGGGATCTGCTGCACCTCGCCGGTACGTTTGTTGATGTATGGCACGCGGGGCACGTCTGGCGACTCGCTGACCTCGATGCCCTGGCGCTGCAGCTGGCCCGCCGTCATCGGGATGACACGGCACTTGCAGCCCCATTCCTTGACCGGCATATGGCTCTGCCAGAATGGATCATCCACCGAGAGCACCAGGCCGTCCCAGGCGCTGTGCTGCAGGCGGGGGTTTTCCGAGTTGCCGCCGTCGTACTGCAGGTAGGGAAACGCGGCTTTGCGATCCTGGATGCGCTGCCACTGGCCCTCGCTGTGGGCGGTGCGCAGGTTGGTGTCGTAGATGACCTTGAGCCGGCGCGGGCTGCCCAGCTGGACGTCGCGCACCTCACCGGTCAGCGGATCCAGCCGATCCTGCCGTCCCCACCAGCCTTTCGCCTGGAGGGTCGGCATCAGCCGCTTCTGAAAGTCCTGCAGCGTGGTGCCTTCGGCAAGCGCCCGGTCGACCTCGGCGCGAATGTCCTGCAGCAGATCGAGCTGCATGGCCTTGGCCACGGTGAACGCCGCCTGGTGCTGCTCCTGCCAGACGTCGCGGTAGTCGAAGCCGATGGCGAAGCCCTTCTGGCGGAAGTACTCAATCGCCTCTTGGGGCGGGAGTGCCTGAAACTCGATCATTCTGCCGCCCTGTTCGCGGCGAGGATCTGCCGGTGCAGCTCGTAGACGTTAGTCCCTTCGTAGGGACTGTGCTGGATCAGGTGACCGTTACCCGATTTCATGATCAGCTGAAGCGCTTTGCCCTTGTTCGTATCCACATAGTGCATGGCGCTGAGGTCGTCTGGGTTGATGGCCAGCCCGCTTCGCTTGTCGACTTCGATCATGCACATTTCATACGGCTCCGGTCCGGCCGGCGAGCGTGCCGGCGAACATGCCCTGGGCGATCAGCTCGGCGAGCTGACCGGCTTCCAACTGGGGGATGACTTCGGGCAGGCGGTCGCGAAACTCTTCGATGCTCTTGCAGCTGGCGAGCAGCTGCTGCACCGGGCTGACCAGATCGGCCACTGGCTGCCAGTCGTTGGCGAGCTGCTCGGCCAGATCATCCAGCGGGTCGGTCTGTTGCTGCGCCTTCAGCGCGGCCGTGCGTGTTGCAGCCTTGTTATCGGGTACCGGTGGAGCAGTGCCAAGTACGGCGTCATCTTTGCCCGGCAGCGGTATGCGCAACTTGTCGTGCGCCCAGCTGACCGGGATCTGCATGCCGGCCTCGACCAGCTTGGGCAGGGCTTCGGCGTAGGTGCCAAGATCTTCCGCTTCGACCAGGTCGAACTGGAAGCGCGGCAAGCGGCGAGGGTCACGCTCGCCACCTTTGTTCAGCACCAGGAGCGGATAGAGCAGGTACTGCCGCAGCGTCGTGGCGACCTGTTTGGCATCGGCCTTGAGCAGGTCGTGGCGCACCTCGTTGTGCACGTTACCGAGGGCATTGGTGCTGCTGGCACCGTCGGCCTGGCTGGTAAGCGTGCCGCCGAGGATGGCCTTGGACATGCTCTTTTCGGCCCACTGCACCATCCAGTCGAACGGGTCGTGCTGGCCCTTGGCCGCTTCCTTGAAGTCGATCTCCATGCCCTGGGGAATGATGCCGGCCGCGTTGTGGCCGATGTTGACCACGGCGCGCAGCAGGGTGGCCTTCTCATCAGGCGAAGCGCCACTGGGGTATTTGCCCAGGCGTACCGGCAGCCCGTAGATCTCCAGGAACTCGGCGAGATCTCGCACGGCGTAGTTCTTGAACAGGTACGGCCACGCCAGCACGCGGTACAGGCCACCACGCGCGACGTAACCGGACTTGGCCTTGTGCTGATGCATGATCCAGCCGAACGGCTGCAGCGCTTCGCCCTCGGCACTGCCATCACGCAGGCGCAGCTCGGTACGGGTGGAGGGATCCAGCTGAAACCAAGACGCCTCCCGGTAGTTGAACGCCTTGGGCATCCACTCGCGGCCGTAGCGCTCCCACTCCAGTTCGATGCCGGCAAAGCCCTTGCCTATCGCATCGAGCATGTCGAACAGCAGATCCTCGAAATCGGGCAGATCCTGGAGTACTTCGTTCAGCCAGTCGGCCTCGGCCTGCTCTACGGCGCTCGGATTGCGTGGTGGGACCACCGCCCAGTCGACGGTGGTCAACGCCCGGCGGCGCTTGCCGATCTCGGCGAGCAGGTGCGCATCCTTTTCTTCCATGTCTTGGAACAGCTCACACTGCGCCTGGATGTCGCCCTGTTCTGCGGCGCGGAGGATGGACGCCAAGCGCGGCGGGGTCAGGCCGCTGGAGGGGTGGTCGGCGTACTCTTCGTGCAGCTGGCTTAGGCGTGCGGTCTGTTGCTCGCGCAGGATGTGCTGTTCGAAGGGCTTGCCGTGGATGTCTACGATTGCCATGAGTATTCCTTAATGCGGCCTACCAGGCGCCGGCCCAGCCGCCTGGCTGGTCGTCGCGGTCGTTGTCTGCCCAGCGTTCTGCGCGGGGCGGCGCGGCGGTGTAGGCGATCTCGCCGCCCTGCATCCAGCTGGCGCGCACGGCCATGGCAAGGGAGACGGCGCTGTCACCGTGGCGCTTGGCTTTGCTGCTCTGGGAGTCCAGGTCTTTCTGGCGGCCCTTGTCGATGACCGGGATGCCTTTCTCGACTTTGATCGACAGCAAGTCATCGAGCACGGTCTGATGGCGCGGCAATTCCAGATTGAACGCCTCGAACTCGCCCTTGAGCTTGGGCATCCACAGTGCGTACCAGGCGAGATTCAGCTGCACCTGGTCGACCATTCCGGCGCCGTACTGCAGCGCCGCCTGTTCGGCCAGGTAGCCGCCGTTGCCGGTGGCGTCGAAGGCTAGACCACTGAGCCGGGGCAGGCGATCGCAGATAAAGAACATGACCTGGCGCTGCTGCTCGTAGGTCAGGTTGCGCAGCTCGACCTGGAACGGCACCCGCTTGCGCAGGTTGGGCAGGATCGTCAGCGGTGTGAAAACCGTCAGGTCACCTTTACGCGCAAAGTCTTCGCCGAATGTGTGACGGTTGCGGTCGCTCAGACGGGCCAACTCGGGCTGCAGATTCTCTTCGCACCAGGACTGCATCTCCGCTTCCCGTTGTGCCTTGATCCAGCCTTCGAAGCCGGCCGGCGCCTCGTAGCGATAGATGCGGATGGAATGGTCCGCCACCATGGCCTGCTCGATCAGCACGCGGCTCAGGTAGTTGCCGCCGCTCTTCTTCGGCACGCAGCCGTACTCTTCCTCGGCGCTCTCGATGTTGGGGGCGTTCTTATAAAGTTTGTCGCGCCACTCTTTCTCAGCAGCGGGCGACCATTCCTGGCCCGTGACGTAGCAGATGCGCTTGTACAGCCCCTCGGCGATTGCATCGTCCAGGGTGATGCGATGGATGCTGTAGTCCTTGCGGCCCTCTCGGGCGTCCTGGATGTAGGTGTTGAAGGGGTTGTCTACGCCGTTGTGCGTACTGATCAACCGAACCTTGTTGCCCCACATGGTGAGGGCCAAGGCGGCCTTGAGAAGCTCTTCCAGGGATTCATGGAAGCCCGCTTCATCGATCACCACATCGCCCTGCAGGCCGCGTAAGTTGCTCGGCCGCGAGCTGAGCGCTTGGATTTTCCGCCCCGACTTCGGGAAGCGGATCATGTAAGCGAGGATCTCTTCCTTCTTGCCGTCGTCCCAGAAGGTCTGTTCGTAGACGTCCGCCTCGGCCAGCTGGTTGAAGGCCTTGGCGAACAGCGCGCAGGCGGCGATGTATTCGAGCGCCATCTCCTGCTTGCTGCCCACATAGAACGTATTGCAGCCACCGCGACGGCGCGGCTTGGCGGCGTTCATGACGTTGCGCCCGGCCTCGGCCCAGGTCAGGCCGGTACGCCGCGATTTCTCGGCGATCATGATCTGCGATTCATCCTCGAACCAGCGCTGCTGGTAGCCGAGGAACACCGGCTCATTGGCCGGCTGGGCGTCGGGCATCTCCTGGGGCACGTCGACGCCGTGTAGCTCCATCTCCGCCTGTAGGTCGATCTTACGCGGCGCGCTGGTGGCCTTCAGGCCTTTGCCCAGGGACTCGTCGGTGGCGCGCATGGCCATGTCAGGCTTTCCCCAACAAGATGCCGCGAATGCGGTTTTCGAGCTGCTCGCTCATACCGTCTTCACCGCGCAACTCTTCGGTGACGGCCATGGCCGCCTCGGCAGCGTATTCCTCGCGAATGGCCTTGCGATGCTCAGCCTGCCACTTCTTCTGGGTCACACTGGAGCGCCCAAGTTCGGCCACCGCCTTTGCCACTTTGGGCAGATCAACCTTTCCCTCACCCGCCAGCAGCAGATTGAACAGCTGTTCCTGGACCATACGGGTAAGCGCTTCGTTGACCGCGCCTTCTTCATCGGGAGCGGCTGCGACTACGGCTTTGGCCTGCTCGCTGGCGAGCTTCAAAGCCGACAGGCGCTCTTCGAAGTTCTGACCATAGCTGTGCAGCGCCGACTTGCCGATGCTGTAACCACGCTCGGCCAGCTCCGCTGACAGCGACTCATAGCCGCTGAAGTTGCTTTCAACCAGGCTCTGATCCAGCCATGCCTTCACCTCAGCCGGCAGGGTGGTTACCTTGCTGCGCGGCGGCATGTCAGCTCCAGTACTTTTCAGGACGGGCGATGCCTGGGCGGCACTCGACGGTGTACTCGGCGATATCAACGCCGTAGTGGGTCAGGCCGCAGATCCACGGACCGGAAGGCTGTTTGACCAGCGTGACCAGACTGCGATGCTCCAGGTAGTCCATTTCCCGCCGCAACTCCAGCGGCGTGCAGTCGGGGTAAATGCCTTGGATGGTCGAAAGCACCACGGCTTCGTGCGGATCCACGGGGCGGGATTTGTTCAGGGTCAGCAGGATGTACCAGCGCAGGGTTTCCCGGCGGGCTTTGTCGGCATCAATCATGGCGCGCTCCTTTGAGCAGGACGTTTTCAAACTTGAGAGCCAAGCCGTCGAGCTTGGCCTCGATCACCGACTGGCCACGGACCCAGTCTTCACGGCGGACGTATTCGAGCGGCAGGTCGGCCTGGAAGCGCATGAAGGCGCGTTCCAGCTGCTTGACTGTTTCGGCTTCCTTGTCCTGGCGATCGAGCAGCTTGGCGAAGCTCTCTTCCCAGTGACGGCTGGCACTCTGGCGGGCGGCGTCCTGGGCGGCGAAGCGATCGGCCAGGCGCTTTTCGAACTGACCGAGCAGCAGCTTGACCAGGCCGGTGACGATGCCGACGAAGATGCTGAGCAGCCCCGTGGCCCAGCCGATCAGCTGGCTTAATTCAAGTTCCATAGTCATGGCGTGCCGGTCTCCCTGGCGGTGAGCAGGCCGGTCACTTGGCTGGCGAGGGAGCGGGCCCAGCGGCCGTAGTCCTGGGCGTGGGCAAGGATGTCGGCCGGGGTGACGCCGCTTTCCAGTAGTTCGGCGTCAGTGCCGGGGGCGGCCCAGGGGGCTGGGCCAGCAGAACCGGCAACGGGGCCTGCCAGGGCTCCGGGCACACCGAGGGCGGCGTTGTAGTCGCGCAGCCAGCCAACAGTGAATACGCAACGAGGAATAGGCTCAGGTGCAGCGGCAGGCTCCGGCCGATAGGTGCTGGTGACATGGGGGATGCGTTCCTGGATGGGCGGCTGTTCGATGCCCAGACGCTCGAACAGATTGAGCATCTGCTGTTCCGCCTGGTTGGCGCGGGTGACCTGCTGCATCACCCGGATGTTGTTTGCTTCGGTTGCTTGAAGTGCCTGTTTGGCATGCGTGGTTTCAAGCCTGCTCAGGCTGGCAGCGCCCAAGGCTTCTGCATGCCGATAACCGAAGCCGTAGGCGATACCGCCCGAGGCGGCCGCGCAGACCATGCAAGCCAGCAGGCCCAGCGTCAGCGAACCGGGCAATGGAGAGCTGAGACGTTCAAGCATGGCGCTTGGCCCTCCGGCGGTTGCGTGCCTTGCGGGCGGCGCGGCGGGCAGCAGCGATGCCGGTCTTGCCGACACGGATAGGCGGCAGCGGCGTCTGGTACCGGCAGTTGGGCACCCACATGCGCGGCGTACCGAAGAGGTGATCAAGGAAGGCCCAGAGGCGGCGAATCATGCGCGCACCCCCTGGGTGGTCACCACGCGCAGTACGGCATTGACGACCGGCAGCGTTACGGCCACGGCGGTGTAGAGGCTGACCGGCAGGTGCGGCTGCAGCAGGCCGGTACCGGCCTCCAGCGCGACCAGGCCGGCGGCTATCGCGTTGATCCACAGCGTGCGGCTGCGGCTCCAGTGTTTGCACTCAGCCATGGCGCACGCCCTCCAGGATGCCGGCCAGCGCCAGACCCTCGGCGATCAAGGCTTCGCCGTACCAGTTGCCGCCTGGCAGCGGGCCGGGGCCATTCTCGTGGCGGACTATGGCTTTCACCAGGGCGGCGGCCGTGGCGTAGTCGTAGACGTCGACCGTTTCATCATCCGGGCCGATGCCGAGCGACTTGGCGACCGCTTTGGCATAAGCGCCCGTGTTGTTTTCATGGGCGGGAGCCCAGCGCTCGATGATCTCCCGCACGCTGTCGATGCGGCTGCCGTTGCGGGCGCGGCGTGCATCCTGGTAGGTGATCAGTGTGCGGGCGATCGCACGAATACCCCAGACCGGATGACTGAACACGATGAAGCGCGTGTCACCGGCCTGGTCCAGGGCCATGCCTTGCCAGCGCGTACCGTTGCGCTCCAGGTTGCCGGGGTTGTAGTTGCGAATGCCGCGAGGCTGGCGAGCGGTCATGCCGTTTCCTTATTGGCGAGCGCCGCACGCAGTTCGGCCAGGCGCGCGCGTCCGACCTCCGGTGCGGATGGGCGAAGGGAAGAAATGCGTCGGGTGGGGATCAGAGGTGCCGGGTCACGCGCGGCTGCGCGGCGGTGCATCTCGCGATGCTCGATCAATTGCTTGGCACGTTGCTCGGCCTTGGCCAGGCCCGTCTTCGCCAGCTCACGCGCTAGCCCTCGCAACTCGACGGGGCACTTCGTGAAGATCTCGCGCTGGCGTTCGACATCACCGTAGGCATCGACGATGGCCTGGGCGAAGTCGCGCGCGTGGCGTAGGGGGCGAGTGGTGGCGGCGTGTTTCTTCATGCCGCCATGTTCGGCGGCGGCGGGATGTCAGAGCAGCTTGAAGGGGTTCAGTAGATACAAGAAGCCCCGCACTGGGCGGGGCTTGAAGGGCTAGATTTTCTCTACCGTAAGGAATAAGAGGCTTAGTTCATCGGAATGCTTTGCAGTAATCCGCCGGCCCTCTCGCTCAACAACCTGCGGCTCGGTGCTTGAGATAGCTTGGCCTTCCAGCCAGCTTTCCGGCGACACCCACTCAGGAAACAGGGCATGAACGTAGCGAGTCGCCATCTCAAGATTGCGCGCCCGGACAGCATCATCCTTCAGGCCGATCGACAGAGCGAGCGTGACTTTCTCGATCTCAACGTCAGAGGTTCCGCTGATTTCGAGTATGCCTGCCGAACCTCCTTGGGTTTTGCCGAGTTCTCGTGATCGGCCTTCGCTGGCTGGCGCAGCCTCCAGCACAGGCGCGAACTCGCGTAGCTCGGTCAGTAGCTGTGATTTGCTAACGGCCCCCTGACGCTGTTGTTCATCCAATCTGCTCTCGAACGCGATGTATCGCTCTGTCAGCAAGTAGCCACCGGAGACCACCGACGCTGCGATTACAGCCGTTATGAACCCGCCACCAATTGCAATTGTGACGCTCAGTTTTTTGCGGTTAGCAAGCACGGCAACCACGAACCAAACGGCGAAGAAGAAGATCAGGAAAGTCATCAAGTGTCGCTCCTTGCGGGTGTATGCGCTGGTCCAATTGGCCTGTGTTTAATGGAACAGATCGCCAGTCGCCTCCGGCGAAGGTTGCTTCAGAATCTCCCAGATTCGCCGATCGCTCAGCTTGTAACTGCGTGCCAACTCGGCAACCAGGGTATTGGCCGACACGCCTTCGCGCACGCCCTGGACGTACTGGCGGTTGATCTCAAGATCTCGCAGGCGGCGGATGGCGGCCTCGCACTTGGGAATGTACAGCGGCACGCTGCCCCATTGTTCGGCCATGATGGTGGCGGCGCGTTCGCCGATCACTTCTTTCAGGGCTTCGTGCCGGATGATGCCGAGGCGGCGCACGCCCTTGGCGACCGGCCAGGTGGTACCGCCTAACTCATCGACCAGGCGCTGGGCTGCGGGCAGGCCGATGGCCTCTGCGATGTCCAGCAGTTGCTTTGGCAGCAGCTCTTTGACCTGGTCGATTTCCATCAGGTGGGCTTCCCGTGGCGCTTGGCGTCGTAAACGAAGGCGGCGACCAGACGTTGCAACTGGCCACTATCGAGCCATTCTACCCGTTCGACCTTGAACATACGCAACGCCATTGCATCGGCGTACGCCCAGGGGCGGTTCGCTTCGGCCAGGAAGGCTTCGATCTTGCCGATTTGCGCGGCTCTATCTGGCGCGGGCTTTGGCACCGCTCGGCCTGCCTTCTTCGCGGGCTTGGGCTGGAAACCGAGACGGACGAACTCCGCCAGCACGGCGCCGATCTGGCGCGGACTCAGGTCTTTGGCCGAACGCACGCCCGCCACGCGGGCCAGCAGGGCGCGGTAGGTGTCGTCATCCATGGCCAACTGGCTTTTGGCGATGTGGATCTTGGCAAGGCTGCTCATACGGGGTTCCTCGGGTTCATCGCCTCAGCGAACGCGGCCGGATCCCGGCGCGCAATTCCTGCCATGTAGCGGACGGCGAGCGTGAGGGCTTCACCGACCTCGGTGTAGCCGCCGACCTGCTGCATCACGTCCAGGTCGCTGCGGGTGCCCTTGTAGATCACCCACTTGAGCTTCTCGGCGCCAACCTTTTCACGATGCAGCTTGAGCCGATCGCGCTTCGCCTGCTGGCGAGCCGCTGCCTTCTGGCGGGCCCGCTCGGCCTTGCTGTGCTGGGTCATGGACGTGCCTCCAGCAAGGTCATCGCCATGGCGGCCACGTCGGCGGCGTACAGGTAGCGCGGCTCCTCGACCTCATAGCCGGGCTCGGTGATCGCCAGTACGGCATAGCCGTAGCAGGGGTAAACGGCAGGCTCGGCCGGCACGTTGTAGTTGTGGCGGATGCTGATGCCAGCCAGGCCTTCGGCCCAGGTGCACCAGTCGGCTCGGTTGCGTAGCAATTGCATCGTGTCCTCGGCTGCTCATCAGTACCGGGCAACCACGCCCGGCAGACCATCGCCCCGGTAAGGGGCTAGGTTTCGCTCAGTGCAATGCCAGCGGGGCCTGGCCATCCACCCCATGGTTGAGCTGGACGCCCGTGGCGGCGCGGATGCCGTTGGCTGCGTCATTGAGCGTCCGCTGGCTGGGCTTGCCGCTGGCGTTGCGGTCGTTCGCCGTAGCGCTTTCCAGTTCGGGATGGTGCTTCTGGATGTAGGCCTCGACGGCGGCCGAAGGCGCCGCGCTCCCGGCGAATTCCTGCACCTTCGTGCGCACGGCCCAGACCCAGGCGTCGCAGAAGATGTCGGCGCGCTTGGTCTTGGTGGCCGGCTTGCAGCGCTTGAGCGTGTCGGCGATGTAGTCGCGGCGGGTCTGGCGGATCTGGCGCAGCAGCACCGTCATGGCGTAGCCTGCGATCTCGGCCATTTCGCCGATGAACGACCAGTTGCCGAGCCCGGCGATGAAGATCACGCGGCAGCTGTAGGCCCGCGCAACGGTGCCGGCCAGGCTCGCTTCCCACTGCGGCGGGGTCACCTTGGAACCACTGCGCGCAGCGACCTCCATGACGTCCGCCATCAGCACATCGGCCTCGCCGACCTGGTACTTTTCCATCAGCGCACGTGCCTGGCGCATGGCTGCGGCGGCTTCGTGGGGGTTGCTGCTTGCGGCGAGCCGCAGGCACTTCTTGATCTTTTCCAGGGCTTTCTTGTGATCCATTACGTCCTCGGCTGCTCATCAGTACCGGGCCACCACGCCCGGCAGACCGCCCCGGTGGGGGCGGTTTCGCTTAGGGGTTGATGGCCTCGCTCAAGGCCTTGGTCTCGACGAACTTGATCAGCCGCTTGGCGGGTATTTCCATTGGATAGCCGGTGGCAGGGTTGCGGCCGCTACGGGCGGCCCGCTCGGTGGGTTTGAGCTTGCCGAGGCCCGGCAGCGGCACGTCGAAGCCGCGCTTGAAGGCGCGTGTGGCAACCGCTCCGAACTGCTCCAGGACGGCGGTGACCTGTGTCTTGCTGATCGGCGTGCCGGTGGCGCCGAGTTCTTGCGTGATGGTGTCGATCAGCTCTTTCTTGGTGACGGTCATGTGGTGCTCCTCAGTGGATCGTTGGTTTGGTCTGGGTTGGGTTACGGGCTGCCTTGCATTCGTCGCAGTCGCAGGGCGCCGCTTTGCTACGAGCGATCTTCGCGACCGCCAGCGGCAGGACGCCGAGCAGGTGTTGGGCCAGCTGGCCGGCCGTGCTTTCGCTGGCTTTCGGCCCGGCCATGGCGATGGAGATGCCGCCGTCCTCGTCTTTGATGGTGATGGTGTACTCGGCCATGGGGCCTCCTAGCGTTGGCGGACGGTGATGTTGTAATCGCGGCAGAGCTGGCGGACCTTCTTCTCGGTCAGGCCCAGCTGCCCGGCGATCTGCTTGGGCGGGTTGCCCAACACGGCCTTGGCCATGACGCGCCCGGCCAACTGGGCATCGTTCAGCGGTGCCTCGCTTACGGCAGCAGGATCCTGCGCCGGCACCGGCTCGGGCACCTGGGCGACGGGCTGTGCAGCCACCGCGGGTGCTGCCTCGAGCGGAGCCGGGAACGCCGAGAGCGCCTTCGATTGCTCGAACAGGTGCGCATAGACCGGCGTGCGGCGCGGGTTGATGAAGAACGGCGCGGGGCCGTCGAGCATCTTGGCGCCGACCTGCTCGATCTCACCGCCACGGGCGAGGAAGGCTTCGGTCGCGGCAGCGATCCGCTGGCTCTCTGCTTCCAGCTCGGGCGAGCGAGCCGGGAGGGCGCAAATAGTCCGTGGCTGCATCTCACACCCCCGCGATATCGAGGCTGATGGGCTGGTACTGGTCGGTGTCGCCAACGCGCTCATAGATGCGGATATAGGACTTGGAGCCGACCACCTGGCAGGCCTCGCCGATCGCCTTCATGGCGCGCTGCCAGCGCTCGTCGCCGATCTCCAGGCGGCGCAGGGCAAGCACGCGCGCGGTGCGGATCTCGCCCTTGGTGTCGGTGCGGAAGGCGTCGTTGACCAGGGTGACGACTTCGGGGCGGGCGCCTTCGGTCCAGTCTCGCAGGCACTCATCGATCAGGGCGCGGGCGGCCTGCAGGCGCTCGTCCAGGACGATGCTTTCCTGCACCGCCAGCTGGATCTTGTAGCGGCCGTCGAAGCTGAGCAGCGTGACGTTGCCCTTTTTGCCGCCGACGCGGGCGCCGTATTCCTCGAAGCTCATCTCGATGAAGGCCTTGATGTCGCCGAAGGCCATGTCCTTGAACTCGCGCAGCTCGCTGCTCAGTTCGCTGGCACGGTCGACCAGGTGGCGCACCAGGCGGTCACGCTCCTGGTCGATGGGCTTGATCATGCTTTCGGGGATCAGGTGGCCCTGGCCGTTCTGCCGGAACCCGGCGGGGATCTGTTGAATGGTCATGCGGTGTTGCTCCTAGTGTTGTGTGGTTGCCCATTCTTCGGGGCGGGTGTAGCTGATGGCTTCGCGCCATTCGAGGGTGACGCCCATGAACCGGACGGTGTACTTGGTGCTGCCAGCGCTGGCAGAACGGGTAAAGCCGTCCACCAGGCGCTGCTGCAGCAGCCGACGGCCGCTGTCTGCGTCGATGGTCAGGCGGTTGCCGGTTGGGTCGAAGTGGTTGAGGCGGACCTCCATGCGGCGCAAGGTGCGGGCGGCCTCGTTGAAGGCTCGCAAAGTGCCGGCGAGCACGGGCGTCAGTACCTTGAGCGGTGTGTTACTGGTGCTGGCGTGCATGGGCCGACTCCGAGCGGTTGCAGGTTGGGTTGTTGCTGCAGTGCTGGCAGGCGCGCCAGTGCTGCATGGCCATGGGGTTGTGGGTCGGCGCCGGCCGTTCGCGGAACGTTTGGCACTGGATGAGCGTGATGCTTGACTCCAGCGCCGGGCAGTCCAGCTGCCCCAGCGCATCAAGCACGCGGCGTTCGACGCCGGCCGTGCTGTTCGATGGGTAGCAGTTGCGCAGGGCGGTGCTGACCGTGGCGCGGTTCATGCCAATGCGGCGGGCCGCAACGGTCATGTTGCTGCGCTCGACCTCGGCCATCAGCAGGCCAACCCACAAGGGCGGCTCACCGCCCCAAGCTTCTTCTACGGAATGGCGGATGGCGGTCATGCCTGGGCTCCTTCCATCTGGCTGTACACGACTTCACCCAGGTTCGGGTCGTACAGCTGGCCGATACGCTGGATCATCGGCGCGCGCGGGCCGGTGTACTTCCCTGGAGCCAGGCGGTAGCGCGCGGTGCGCCCGCGCGGCCCTGTTGCTGCTGGCGATATCTCAATGACGTAGCCGGCGCGGTGGAGCCAGAGCAGGTAGCTGGACGCTGTCCTTTGGGTTGTCTTTGCCGAGACGGAGGCCTGTGCCGCCAGTTCGTCGGCAGACACTTCGCCGAGGATCCGCAGGCTGCGCCACATCGCTTCTGTTCCAAGCCCCATCGCGCTTGGCTTGCCCGTGCGGGTGACGGCAGGAGCCTCGACGCCGCAGTCCTTAACCAGCACGAGCAATTGCTCCTTCCCTCGTGTTGCCTTTTCTCCTGCAAGACCGATGAACCCAGCGCGCTGCAGGCCTTGAATGCAGTAGCGAGTCGTCTCCAGATCCAGATCGACTGACCAGGCTATGTGTTGGACGGTGAAGGGGCGTTGCTCGCTGCGGACGGCTTCCCAGATGCGCTGACGGTTGTCCTTGATGCCCTTCATTTCAAGATGAATAGGCTTGCGACCGGCGCCCATTACGCGCGCCTCCGAGCTGGCGCCTCGCCGGTAAACCACCCTCGGCCGAGCTGTTTCCACTGCTGCAGGTCGACGGCGTCCAGGCCAATGGCCTCGGCCTCGGAGTAGATGCGGTAAAGGTTGACCGCTACGCGCCGCAGGCAGCCGTGGACCGCTCTGCGCAAGTCTTCGAGCAGGGCGTCTTCGATGTGCAGCTTCGGATAGCTGGCCGCTGCGAGCGCCTGCATGTCTTCGAGGGTCGCAGGCTGTGCCGGTACCCATTCGAGCACTCGGTTGTGCAGCCGCTCCAGCTTGGCCAGGCTGGTGGGAACGCGCTCTTCGCCGATCAGAACCAGTGTTCCCTGGCTGGCGTTGTAGATGTCGGTCAGGACGTTGGCCACCGCCTTGTCCAGCAGGTACTGGACGTCGTCGATAATCAACGGCCGGCCGCTGCGCGACAGCTGCTCGGCGACCTGATCGACCATGTCCGACAGGGTGCGGCCGGGCAGGACCGACATTTCGCGCAGGATGGCCTGCAGGAATGCCTTTTTGCTCCAAGTGTCGCGGCATTCGACGTAATAAGCGCGGTAGCGGTTGGCCGCGAAGGCAGCGCCGACGCTTTTGCCGAGGCCGCTTGCGCCGTACATAGCGACCAGCCCCGGCAGCCCCATCGGCCGGGATTGGGCGCGCTCGATGGCGCTGGCCAGAAGGCCCACGTTTGTCAGTGCAACGATTTTACTAACACTCATTACTGCTCTCCTTTTGGCCTCCCCCGAGGCCGGTTGTGTTACGCGCGGGCCTGTTGGCTTGGGTCCGCGTCGAACAAATCTTTCATTGATTGCCACTCTTGCCGGCTCGGGTAATGCGCGTGCCAGCGGGCTTCTCCTGCTGTCAGTTCGCTACCCGTTTGGGTTTTCGCTTCCAGTTCTTTCCACAGGCGGTACCGGGCAACGCTGTCGCCTGGGAGCTGGAAGTCGATGGTGGTCGGTGCGAGATCGATGGCGAACTGGCGGGCTGCGGCCAGTTGCTCTCCGCTGAGCTGGGCGGAAGGGGCCGAGGTCGAGGCAATCATTTCCACCCGCTTACCGGTCAGCGTTTCGAGCTTGTCCATGGCGCGTTTCATCTGGCCTTGCTCACGCTTCTCGTAGGCCTGCTCGATCAGCGGCTTGGGCATGTAGTCGCTGGCGTTGCCGTCCAGCAGCGCTTCGCCGAGCAGCTCGCCTTCCAGCGTCCGCACCCACACTCGCGAGGCGTCACGCACGTCGTAAGCGACGCGGATCTCCTCGCCGTGCAGGTCGCGCAGGGCGTCCAGGAAGTAGCGCTGGTTGGCCCAGGTCACTTCGCCGCGACGTGTCGGGCGGATGACTTGCGGGCGCATCAGGTCGTGGACCAGTTCGGCCGGGGCCAGCATCGGCTCCCAGCCTTCGGCGCGGGCCGCTTCCCAGGCCTCGTTGGGGCTCATGTGCCGCAGCTTGCCGGTCTCGGGGTCGCGGATCTTTTCCAAGCCCCGGTGAGGGCGGTTGTTGTAGGCCTCGATCTCGAACTCGACGCCGGACATGAACTCTGCAAAGGTCGGCATCAGGCGGGTTGAGCCGGTTTCGCGTAGCTGTTTACGACTGACGCGGTGCACCTTGGTGCCAGCGTGCTTGTCCATGTCGGCGCCGATGTAGCTGGTGAGCTTCTTGGCGGCATTGACCCAAATGGTCTGGTGGACGCGCTCGATCAGGCCGCGTGCCTGGCTGTTGTACGGCAGGGCGTGGGTCATGGTGCCGCCAAGGCGGTCGACTACTTCCCGTACAGCGGCGTTGGCGAAACCCGAGCCGTTGTCGACATAGAAGATGGCGAACATGCCGCCGCGCGTGATGGCGTCGCGCAGGGCGTCCATTACACCGATGGTCGACTCGGCTTCGCCTATCGAGATGCCAAGGATGCGCCGCGTGGCCACGTCGATGACGGTGGTGGTCTCTGGGCGGTACGGCTTGCCGGTGCGTGGGTTGAGAACCTCGGCGTCGAACTTGTGGCCGTCGGCCGTAAATACGTCGCACGGGAACATGTTCTTAGTGGTGCGGCGGCGGAAGGGCTGCAGCGCCTTAAGTTCCTGCGGCGTTCGACGACCGGCTTCGCGTGCCTCCGGGCTCAGCTTGTTGAGGAAGCGACGCACCTGGTGGATGCTCGGCCGCTCGCCCTGGCACTTGGCCGCGAACTCGGCGTAGCTGGCTTCGACGCTGGGCTTGGTCGGGCGCTGGAAGCAGCGAAGGAAGTCCTTCGCCCAATCAGGCACACCCATATCTTTGCCGCCACGCGCTGGGGCCAGGCCGGTTTCACCTTGCTTGCGATAGTCGGCCAGCCAACGCTTGAGCGTCCGCTCAGACAGGCTGCGGTCATCTGTCTTACGGTCATTGGCGCGAACTAGCAGCTCGGACAGGTACGGGCTGAGCTTGTCGTTTTTCGCGTGGTCGACCAGCGCCAGGATTGCTCGCTGCTGGCTGATGGTCTGGCTCATGCGCTCGATTTCACGCACGAAGGCGAGGCGGGCGGTCATCACCGAGCGCTGCTTATCGTTCAAGCGTGACGCGGTTTTTGCGTCACGCTGTATCAATTCTTGCTGTTTGGATACAGCTGGGAGTGCCTCGCTGCCAACCGAGGCGGCGATCAGCGCGGCCTGGGTTTCGGATGGAAGCACGGCGAAGGCGTATTCGATGGCTTTGCTGCCAAGGCGGCGCTGGCCTTCCCAACCGTTGCGAACTGCCATGGCCTTAACATTCCGGTCGGTGCCGGGCATGCCGGGTAGACCGGCTAGTTCCTGGGCCGTGTACCAATTACGCATGGCACACCTCGCTTACAGCACGGGCATTGATTGAGACAGTGCTCATCCTTTAGCCCTCGCACGGTTTCTAACGTGTTTTGCCTTTTGGCCTGCGGTATTCTTTTCGCCACGTGGAGCGGAGTGCTCGGCGCGATTAGGACGATCCCGCAACGGCGAACCGTTCGCTTTCCAGCGATCGGGCCAAAGGTCTAATGGATGAAGATCGAGAGCATTGGCGATAGCGCGTTCCATGCGTGGGTAGGGCATGCGCTTTGCCTTCTTCACAGCTGCGTCGGAGACGTTTTGTTCGCGGGCCAATTTGGCCAACGACGTACCGCGGATGCGGAGCTGGTACTTGATCCATTCCCAGCGGAGGGATGGATCGGACGGGACATCGCTTTTTTTCATGCTGAATTTCCATTTCAAACCACCTGGCAGGGTGGTTTTTTAGGCCTGCTAACGTTACCAACGGAACAAAGCCTAACGCGGAAATAAGCGTATAGCAATCGGATAAACGAGCATCCGATTCATTTTTCTGGGCGTCTTGCGCGTATTTATGAATAAGTCGAGTGAAATCAATGAGTTATGAGGAATCGGATAAAGCGGATGCTGGCTCTACGGGCCATCCGATTACCTCGTCATCAATCGGATGTTTCCGGGATCGGTTGAAATCCGTGATGGGAACGATGGGGGCACGCGCTTTTGCGCGTAGCTGTGGGCTTTCCGAGGGCGCGATACGCAGTTATCTGAGTGGGGAGACCTACCCGACGCTAGACCGCCTAGAGTTGATTGCTGCAGCGCACGATGTGGCGCCAATGTGGCTCGCGTTCGGCCAGGCTGACCGCGTTACTGATATCGAGGAAAGCGACTACGTTTACGTCCCGCTGTACGACGCTCGGTGCAGCGCCGGCCATGGCTCGTGGAATGAGAACTGTCGCGTGCTAACGCAGCTGGCGTTTACCCGCTATAGCCTGCGCAAAAAAGGGCTTGATCCGGCACGCCTGTCGGCCATCCGCGTCGATGGCGATTCGATGGAGGGGCTATTGGGCGACGGCGACACGGTCATGATCGACCATAGCCGCAACGCTTTGGAGGGGGAGGCCGTCTACGTGATCCGCCTGGATGACCACCTTTACGCCAAACGCCTGCAGCGGCAGTTTGACGGCTCGGTACAGATCATCAGCGAGAACAAGGCCTACCAGAGCATGGTCGTCCCGAAAGACCGGCTCGGTGAGCTGGAGATCGTCGGCCGGGTGGTCTGGTCCGGCGGCTGGATGATCTGA